GATCTGTACGTTTCTTCGCGGCACGTGCATTTCGATGTTGCATTTGCCGTTGAGCGTCGTAAGTTATGGAGTAGATAGCGATACCGGGCTTTCCGGGAGGCGAGCGGGCGGCGGCTGATCACCGCCGGACGTCGAGCCAGCAAGTGACACGCCGTGCAGGGCTGCACACCTGCGCGGCGTTTTCTTTTGGCGTCGCCTCCGGCAGCGCCCGGCCGGTTCGGCGGGATGGTGTAACGGCAACATGCCGGCCTCATTCGCCGGAGCCGCGGGTTCGAATCCCGCTCCCGCAAGTCTCACGCCGGCGCGGCCGGCGGAGGACAGTCATGGCTGAGACGGTGCAGGACGCGATCAAGGAGAACGCTCAGGGTCCGAAGCGGGCCCAGGGCGACTCGGGCAGCGTCGAGCAGCACGACCTGAAGGACCAGATCGAGGCGGACCGGTACCTGGCTTCAAAGGAAGCCGCCAAGAAGGGCCTCGGCGTGAAGATGACGAAGGTGGTCCCGCCCGGAGCGGCATGAGCGTGTTCAAGTGGCTGCGACAACTCGGTGTGCGGAAGGCGATGGTCGCAACGGCGCCGGCTCCTGCTCGCGTGCTCGTCGTGCGCGGCAAGTACGACGCCGCGCAGACCACGCACGAAAACCGCCGGCACTGGGCCAACGCCGATCACCTTTCCGCCAACGCGGCCGCCAGCGCGGACGTGCGGCGCATCCTGCGCAGCCGGGCCCGGTACGAGGTCGCCAACAACAGCTACGCCAAGGGCATCGTGCTGACGCTGGCGAACTACGTCGTCGGCACCGGCCCGCGGCTCCAGATGCTCACGGACGACCCCGAAGCCAACCGGCTGATCGAGAGGGAGTTCGGCCGCTGGGCCAAGGCCGTCGGCCTGGCGCACAAGCTCCGCACCATGCGCATCGCACAGTGCGAGTCCGGCGAATGCTTCGGCCTGCTGGTGACCAACCCGCGTGTGCCGGGTCCAGTGCAGCTTGACCTGCGGCTGATCGAGGCCGATCAGGTCTGCACGCCGTGGCCGGCGTCAATTCAACGGCTGGATTTCGGTACCGCCAGCCCCGTCGACGGCATTGTCTTCGACGGCTTCGGCAACCCCGTCGCGTACTACGTCCTGCGCAGTCACCCGGGCGACCCGCGGGCCTGGCGAGCGGGGCTCAACGACTATGACCTGATGCCGGCCGAATCCGTCGTGCATCTGTTCCGGCCTGAACGGCCCGGCCAGAGTCGCGGCATTCCTGAGATCACGCCCGCGCTGCCGCTGTTTGCGATGCTGCGGCGCTACACGCTGGCCGTGCTGGGCTCGGCCGAGCAGGCGGCTTTGCCGTCCGGCGTTATCTACACCGACGCGGCCGCCGACGCCGAGGCCTCGCAGGTCGAGCCGATGGACACGGTCGAGCTGGACCGCGGCACATGGATGACCATGCCGTTCGGCTGGAAGATCGGCCAGGTCAAGGCCGAGCAGCCCACGACCGTCTACGGTGACTTCAAGCACGAGGTGATCAACGAGATCGCCCGCTGCATGAACATGCCGTTCAACATCGCCGCGGGCAACAGCTCGGGCTACAACTACGCCTCAGGCCGGCTCGATCATCAAGCCTTCTTCAAAGCCATCCGCATCGACCAAGCCTATCTCGGCGACATCGTACTCGACCGCGTGCTCAGCGCGTGGCTGAACGAGGCGGTGCTGATCGAGGGCTATCTGCCGCAGTGGCTGCGCCAGCTCGGCGTCGATCTGCCGCACCAGTGGTTCTGGGACGGGCTGGAGCACGTGGACCCGCAGAAGGAAGCCACGGCGCAGGCCACACGGCTCACCAGCAATACCACCACGCTCGCCGCGGAGTACGCGAAGGCTGGTCTGGACTGGGAGAGCGAGCTGCGCCAGCGCGCCCGTGAAATGGCGCTCATGCGCGAACTGGGGCTAATGGCGGCCCAGGCTACGCCCCCGGCAGCGCTGGAAGAGAACAGCGACGAAACGGACGACGCGAAGGAGGCCGCCGATGCCGTTGCCGAAGCGAAGCGGCGGTGAAGCGCGCACGGCATTCGTGCAGCGCTGCATGGAGGACGACGTGATGAAACGCGAGTTTCCTGATCCCGATCAGCGGCTGGCCGTCTGCCAGCGGCAGGCCGACCTTCCGGCCCGCGGGCGGATCGATCTGCGCTGCGTGGCGGACACGATCACGATCGAGGCGGCGCAGCGGGAGGGCGAACCCGAACCGATCCCGCGCTTCACGATGGTCGCCTACACGGGCGAGCCGCTGCGCGTAGAGGGCTGGCGGTTCCCGGTCGTGGTCGACCTGGAAGGGTTGTCGATCCCGTCGCAACGCCGGCCGGTGCGCTTCGGGCACAGCATGTACGCGGGCGTCGGCCACACCGAGCGTATCGCCGTGGAGGCCGGCCGGCTCATCGCCGAGGGCATCGTGTCGCGCGACACTGGTGCGGCGCGGGAAGTCGTCGCCAGCGGCAAGCGCGGCTTCCCCTGGCAGGCGTCGATCGGTGCTCAAGTGGCGCAGGCGGAGTTTGTGCGGGCGGGCAAGAGCGTCACCGTGAACGGCCGCACGTTCGAGGGTCCGCTATACGTGGCCCGCCGGACGGTGCTGGGCGAGATCAGCTTCGTTGACCTCGGCGCCGACACGAACACCACCGCGACCATCGCGGCTCAGCAGCAGGAGAACGATCTCATGGACGAGACGAAAGAGACTGTAGACCAGAGACCGGAGACTGGAGGCGCCGCGGCGGAGCCGTTGGCTGGCGACGCGAGTGACAAGGATGTCGAGCAGCAGGGCATGGAGGCCCAGACCTCCAGTCTCCAGTCTACGATCTCCAGCCTTCGCGCGCAGGCTGTGGCCGAGACCAAGCGCATCGCCGCCATCCGGCGCATCTGCGCCGGCCGATTCCTCGATATCGAGGAAAAGGCGATCGCCGAGGGCTGGACCGAGGAGAAGACCGAGCTCGAGAAGCTGCGCGCCAGCCGTCCGAAGGTGCCGGCCGTCCACGTCTCCAGTGACGCCCTGGGCGCCCAGGTCCTCGAGGCGGCGTGCCTGCTGACCGGCAAGCTTGCCAGGGTCGAGGAGCTGTACGACGAGAAGACCCTCGAGGCCGCGTCGCGGCGCTTCCGCGGCGGGATCACGCTCCAGGAGCTGCTGCTCGAGGCCGCCTGGGCCAACGGCTACACCGGGCGCAACTTCCGCGACAACCGCGAGGTGGTCCGCGCGGCTTTCGGACAAAACCTCCAGGCCGGCTTCTCGACCATCGACATCGGCGGCATCTTGAGCAACGTCGCCAACAAGTTCCTGCTGGAGGGCTTCTTCAGCGTCGAGCGGACGTGGCGGAACATCACCGCCGTCCGCAACGTCAGCGACTTCAAGACCGTCACGAGCTACCGGCTGGTGGGCAAGGACCAGTACGAGAAGGTCGCGCCGGGCGGCGAACTCAAGCATGGGACGCTGGGCGAGACGGCGTATACGAACAAGGCCGAGACCTACGGCCTGATCCTCACCATCGACCGGCGGGACATCATCAACGACGACCTGGGGGCGATCACCACCGTGCCCCGCAAGCTGGGGCGTGGCAGTGGCCTGAAGATCAACGACGTCTTCTGGACCACGTTCCTGGCCAACAGCGACTTCTTCAAGGCGGCCAACAACAACTACCTCACCGGTGTGGACACGGCCTTGGGCATCGACGGGCTCACCAAGGCCGAGGTTGCATTCCTCAACCAGACCGACCCGGACGGCAAGCCCATCGGCGTCATGCCGCAGGTCATCCTCGTACCGACCGCGCTCAGCGCCATGGGCACGGTGCTGTTCAAGTCGCTGGAGTTCCGGGACACGACCGCCAACACGAAGACGCCGGTCGCCAACCCGCACCAGGGCAAGTTCCGCGTCGAGGTGAGCCGGTATCTGAGCAACAACCAGTACACCGGCTATTCCGACAAGGCGTGGTATCTACTCGCCGACCCGACCGACCTGCCGGTGATCGAAGTCGCGTTCCTCAACGGCCAGGAGTCGCCCACGATCGAGACCGCCGAGGCGGACTTCAATGTGCTGGGCATCCAGATGCGCGGCTACCACGACTTTGGCGTGAATCTGCAGGAGCCGCGTGGCGGGATCAAGAGCAAGGGTGAGGTGTAACAGACAGGCACGGAGGCACGAAGCCACGAAGGAGCGATGAATAATGGCGATGCAGGCAACATTCGTGCATGACGGCGCGTCGATCGACTACATGCCGGCCGCGGACGTGGCTGCCGGCGACGTGGTCGTCCAGGGCGAGCTCGTCGGCGTGGCCAAGCTCGACATCAAGGCCAGCACGCTCGGTGCGCTGGC